ACAATAACTCAATAGGAGGTGGAGCGATGAGTAAGATGAGTAAGAGAAGACTCTTTATGATGAATCAGTTCATTGTAAAGGAAGGTTTATTTTATTTTCAGGAGATTTCAAAGGAAAAGGCTGACGAGTTGATTGCAATTGCTAAAGAAAAGGGTATTTTGGTTGAGTGTAGCGGTGAAGAGGTGGAATATAATATTAATGACGGAATTTTAGTGAAGCAAGGGGATAAATTTTATTTTAGCAAATATGCAGGTGATATTTAAAAAAGGAGGTGAAACTATGAAGAGAGTAGAATTGTTAGACATGTTAAGAGAAGTAAATGGATTAATTGACATTTTGGATCCTATTTCAATTGTTTTTGAGGAGTGGGCTATAACTTTGCATTGTAAGGCTTTAGATGATAAGGAAAATTTTTTATTGGATGAGGGTTTTGAAATGAGGGAAACAATTTGTGGAACAAAAATTTTTGAAAAAGATTTAATTACAATAAGTTTAGAGGAGGGTGAGCTATGAAGTTAGTTCAATGCTATGAATGTAATGGCAAGGGCATCATTGAATATGCCTGCTTTGATTGCTGTGGAAGCGGGCTTGCAATAATCAGTGGTGATCTTGTGAAATGCCCAACCTGCAAAGGTAGAGGATACAGCCCTTATCACTATGAAGTTTGCCCTCTCTGTGAAGGAGAGGGAGTAATAGAAGAAAAAAATGAGGGGGTGTGCTATGAGATTTCAATTGCCTAAAAAGGTCGGACAGTGGACTTTTACGAAAATCAATGAAAATCTTGTCGTGTTTAAAAAGCATAAAACCCATCTTGAAGTTTTTATCAACGGGGTTCCAGTTTTTTACTATTCTGGGAACCCGCCAAAGGAACAGGTTCAAAAAGATTTAGAAAGAAAACTTCAAATCCAATAAAAGGAGGGAAGCCATGGAAAAAGAAAAAGCATTGCAACCAAACAATGGAGAGGAAAGGCAGGAGTTTGAAAGAGTTTTGACAGAATATCTCAAAATCGTAGGGCAGAAAGTCTCTCAAGAAAATGTAATTCAATTTCTGAACATTGCCAAGGCTTATCAGTTAAATCCTTTCAAAAGAGAAATTTATCTTATTCCATACGGCAATCAGGCAAATATTATCGTCGGTTATGAAGTCTATCTTAAAAGGGCTGACCGCTCAGGTAAGCTTGCAGGCTGGCGGGTATGGACTGAAGGGTCAATAGAAAAAGGGGACTTAAAAGCCATTATTGAAATAAAAAGAAAAGACTGGGAGGAACCTTTCAGGCACGAAGTGTTTTTCAAGGAATACTACAGAAAAACACCCATCTGGGAAGAAAAACCTATCACTATGATTAAGAAAGTTGCTATCGCTCAAGGGTTCAGACTTGCTTTTCCTGAAGAGCTTGCAGGAATGCCCTATACCGCAGAAGAGATTGAAGTTGAATATTACGAAGTTCCTAAAGAGCAAAAACAATCACATGAAAAGCCTCAAGCCCTTCCTGAAGCACCAAAATGGGATATAGAGCGTATCAAACAGGTAGCTACAGAAGAACTTAAAGAAGCTATAAGACAATACGGAGCAACTTCCAAAATATTAGTGGAACTTTTCAATGAATTTGACGGAGACCAGGTAGCAGTAATCAATAAGCTCAAAGAAATGGCAGAAGAAAGAAAAAAAGCTAAGGAGGGAGCCAATGCTTAGTTATACAAGGATTAGCACATATCAAAAGTGCCCAAAGCTTTTTGAATATAAATATGTCCAGGGGCGGCTCCCCGCCCCTACAGAAAAAATGCTTGAGGGATTGGAGGAGCATTTGAAAATAGCAAGTGTAGAAGATGTTCCTGAATTTTTCCGCTCTGCTTTTATGCGAAACTTCCCCAATCCTGTTTTTGAAGAAAGATTAAGCTTTGATTTTTTGACTTTCACTTTACAAGGGGTAATTGATTGCTACTCAGTGAATGATGTCTTTTGTTCTATCGCAGACTGGAAGCTCTTTCAAATTCCTGAAAGCGATGACCAGCTTAAAATTTACGCTTTGCTTTTATCTAAGAAGTATACTCAACTCACTTTCTTTCAAGCCTACTTCGTAAGCCTCAAAGGAGAGTTTTTCAAGCGTTTTACATACAGCATTGAGGACATCCAGGATTTTGAAAAACAGCTCTTTGATGTTGCAGATGAAATTCAGACTGCTAAAGAGTTTCTCCCCCGCCCAGGACAGCATTGTGGTTTTTGTGCTTTTATAAAAGATTGTTACGCTGAAAATCAGATTCAGGCTGAAATAGTAAAAATTACAACCCTTGATGAGGCTATAGAGATATCAAAGAAGCTTTACATCGCTGAAAATTTTCTAAAGCAAGTAAAAGAACAGCTCAAAGAGTTTCTCCTTGAGCAAGGCTTGGATGAACTTGTTTTTGATGAAGAGAACAGAGTCTATTTATCTCCTTCAATAGCCTTGCGTTTTGGCAAAGCAAACGGAAAAACCAAAACAAAAAAGAGGTAAAATAGCTATGATGACAAATGATGATTTTAACAAGTATATGATGGAGAGGTTTGAAGAAATTCTTCGTTTAAGAGAAGAAAAGGCAAAGGAATACTCTATCTTTTACGCCTTTGAGCATTTCATGACCGCTTCAAATTTCCTTCTTTCTCCGAAAGAAGCTGTGGCTTTCTATTACATGACCAAACACATAGTTTCTCTCAGGGATGCCGTTCTCTCTGGCAATGGAAGGAAAAAGATTAAGGAAATAGTGAACGATCTGATAATTTATGCTCTTTTGATTGAGGCCATGATTAATGAGGAAGAATTAAAAAAAGGAGGTGGGAAGTGAAAGTGACAGGGTAGAAAAGATTTAATATAGGTTTGATAAAGAAACTTCTTTTGTGTTTTGTCAAGAAAAGGCTTCTAAGTGTTATGAAGTTATAGGAAACATATATGAAAATCCTGAATTATTACAAGAAATAAAAAAGGAGGCAACAAATGATTAACAAAGTGATTCTTATCGGAAGACTTGGGAGCAATCCAGAAATGAAAGTTTATGAAGGCGGCAAAAAAATAGCTTGGATGAATCTTGCAACAAATAAACGCTATGTCCAAAACAACCAAAAACAGGAGAAAACAAGCTGGCATAGGCTTATATGTTACGGCCTTCTTGCAGATTTTGTTTATGAAACCCTTACTAAAGGCAAGCTCATTTATGTAGAAGGAAGGCTTGATTACTGGGGAAAGGAAAAAAGCCCTGTCATCATAGTTGAAACTTTGAAAATCTTAAGCCCTAAGAAAACACTCTCTGGAAAAGAAGAAGAACTAAAAAAGTTTGAAAGCTTAGAAGAAGACATTCCTTTAGAAGAAATACCATTTTAAGGGGGTGTGCTATGAATTATCACAAACTAATTTGCGAAGTTTTGAAAGGTCAGCCTGTAATTGTGAAAGGACTTACAAGCTGAGATGTTTGAGAAGAAAGAAACAGAAAAGTTTTTTAAAGAAGTTAAACAGCAATACGCTGTAAAAGCTCCAAGATGTAAAATTTTGATTGAAACTTTATAAAAGGAGTGGAATTATGCAAACTAAAAAAGACATTAGAACTTTAAAAGACGGAAATTGGGCTTGGTTCAATAAGCAAATCTTCGAAGACCCAAGATTAAGACCAATTGAAAAATTGGTATACCTCGGGCTCACATATTTTGTAAATAACGAAACCCAAGCTTGCTTCCCGTCCATTGCAAAATTAAAGGAAATAACAGGATTAGGTAGACGGTCAATAATTAAAGCTCTACATCGATTAGAAGAACTTGGATATATCCATATTGAAAGAAACTCCGGTGGAAGCTCAACCTATTACCTTTTAAATACGAACCAAAATGTAAAAGATGATCCAGTTGAACCAGTGCACGACATGCACCAGTGCACAGGATGCACCAGTGCACAGGATGCACCAGTGCACCAGGTGCACAGGGGTGGTGCACCAGGTGCACAGGGTGGTGCACCAGGTGCACAGGGGTGGTGCACCACGTGCACATATAACAATAATTATTTAACAAGATTCAATAACAATACTTATTTAACAAAAAATAAGCGATCGAATTTTGAAAAGTTGAATTTTGAAGATAAAAACTTTTTAGAAAAAACTTCCTTAAAAGAAAACCTTGATGCCCCTATAATTAATAATGCCCCTACCAATAATAATTGCCACTTAGAAAACGATTTTGCTATGAATGGCAACGACCCTCTTGTAGAGGGTGGGGCAACATTATGTAAAATTGGAATGGGTCTTGAACCTGTTAGCAATATCCTTAATCTTTTATTATCACCTAAAGAAAAAAACCTCTTAGAAAAAGCTGAAAAATATAAAGTTGAAAATATAGAAGAAAGATTAAAAATGTTAAATGAACAAGCTGAAAAATTGTGTAAAATTGGGAATAATGGAATATAAAATTATGATTTTTAAAGATTTTAAAAAAACCTTTTGGGTTTGGCGGGTCCTTCCTCGGGGAGGGTCGGCACGGCTCGCAGAGCCTCAAGATTTTTTTAGGCACGGGAGCTTTTTTAAGGGTTTCATTTCACTGCTTAAAGTTAAGGAGAGTTAATCGTAGATAAAAAAATTTTTAAGGGGGAGCTTATGGGGCGAGAGATTCCAATTAAATGTGAGGGCAATCGATATTTAAGCTATGATGAGCTTAAAGATTTTCAAGGGAACTTAAAAAAGCTTACAAAAGAAAACCTTGAAAAGCTAAAAAAGTCGATAATTCAATTCGGGTGGGTGGCTCCTGTTTTTGTTTGGAACGGCAATTATATCATAGATGGGCATGGGAGGCTAAAGGCTTTGCGTGAGTTAATTAAAGAGGGCTATACGATCGGCAAGATCCCCGTGGTGGATATTTATGCTGAGACGAAGGAAGAAGCAGGCAGGATTTTGCTGGCTATTAATTCGCATTATCAGCAGATAACAGAGGAAGGCATACAAGAATTTATTTCAAACTTCAGCATAAACATTGAGGAGCTCAACGATTTTGTATTGACTGATATCGATTTAGAAGGGTTTTTAAAAGAGGCAACTAAAAAAGAGGAAGACGAGGCTGAGGATGAAGATGAAGTCCCAGAAGTTAACGAAGAGCCTATTACGAAATTAGGGGATCTTTATATTCTTGGTGGCAAGCACAGAGTTTTATGCGGGGACGCTACTATAAGAGAAAATGTTGAACTGCTTATGGATGGTAAAAAAGCGGATATGGTTTTTACGGATCCACCGTATGGCATGAATTTAAATACGAATTTTAAGAGATTAAGCACGGCTAAATCATGGAGAAAAGGCAAACATTATAGACCAGTTATTGGCGATGATAGAAAATATGACCCTTCGCATTTATTTAGAGACTTCGGGTATGTAAAAGAGATGTTTTTATGGGGGGCAGATTATTATGCGGAGCTCATTCCGAACAGGGATAAAGGTTCATGGATAGTATGGGATAAAAGGGCAGGAATAGAGGATGCATTTTTTATGACATCTGAATTTGAGCTGTGCTGGTCAAAACAAAAACATCACAGGAGGATCGCACGATTTGCATGGTTTGGAGCATATGGGATGCAGTTTGAAGAACGAGAAGAGAAGAAAGGCGGGGGATTTAAAAGAGTGCATCCGAACCAAAAGCCTGTTCGACTAATAAAGTGGTTCTTTGAGCAATGGGGTAAAAGCGGGGATATAGTAGTTGACCTTTTCTTAGGTTCTGGCTCAACCATTATAGCTTGTGACAAGATGGGTAGGGTTTGTTACGGTATGGAGATAGATCCTTTATATTGCGATATTATTATAGAAAGATGGTGTAGATATACAGGGCAGAGGGATATAATTAAAAACGGCGAGCCAATTAAATGGGGAATAAAGAATGGCAAGTAATTTAGTTAATCTTGAAATAGCTTGCCAGCAAATTTTTGGTATCTCATCACGCAGATATAGACAGCTTGTAAAAGAGTTAGGGGCTCCACCTGTTGTAAATGGGAAGGTAGACATTTTGAAAGCTTGCAAGTTTCTTATTGACTATTATCGCAAGCTGGCAGAAGGGCAGGGAAGTTTATCTCTGACGGAAGAGAGGGCGAGGCTAACGAAAGTGAACGCAGATTTAAAACTGTTGATGTTAAGGAAACAGCAGGGGGAGTTAATAGAAAAACAGCTTGCGTTCGAAATGTTTACTCTTGTTCTTACAAGAATGGCAGAAAAACTAAAGTCAATTCCTGTAAAAGCATCTTCGCTTTTAATATCAGCTCAAAGCCCAATAGAAATAAAGCAGACATTAGAAGAGCTCATAAGAGAGGTATTAAATGAAATCACTTCCCCAGAATTTATCAGAAGTTCTGTCAGTGATTATGCAAGCTTGCACGATAATAAGACCAAAGCCAAGGTTGACAGTAAGCGAGTGGGCAGACCAAGAAAGAGTTCTTAGTGCTGAAGCATCAGCAGAGCCAGGGAAGTGGTATACATCAAGGGCAGAATATCAAAGAGGCATTATGGATGCTTTTAGTGATGACAACATCGAAATGGTTGTCGTCATGAGTTCTTCGCAGATTGGCAAGACAGAGATATTGCTAAATGTTGTGGGGTATCATATAGACAAAGACCCATGTCCTATTCTTGTTATTCAGCCGACCCTTGAGATGGCTAAGGCATGGTCAAAAGAAAGACTTGCTCCGATGCTAAGAGACTCTCTTTGTTTTAGAGGGAAGGTTCATGATGTTAAAACACGCAACCCAGAGGAGACTATTTTGCTTAAGACTTTCCCTGGGGGGTTCATAGCGATTGCAGGAGCTAACTCTCCTGCCAGTTTGGCGTCAAGACCAATCAGGCTTTTACTTTGTGATGAGGTGGATAGATATCCCCCAAGTGCTGGAGTTGAAGGGGATCCAATTGACCTTGCAAGAAAAAGAACGACAACCTTCTGGAATCGTAAAATAGGGCTTTTTTCAACTCCAACTATAAAGGGATCATCAAGAATAGAACTTGCGTATGAATTAAGCGATAAAAGGAAGTTTTATGTTCCATGTATTCACTGTGGCTATGAGCAAGTGCTTGATTTTGAAAATCTTGTGTGGGAAGAGAACAACCCAGATACTGCAGTTTATGTATGTCCTAATTGTGGAGGGGAGATAAACGATGCTGATAAAATCAAAATGATTAGGAAAGGAAGATGGATACCTGAAAGGGAGACAAAAAAAATTGCTGGTTTTTGGATTAATGAGCTTTATTCTCCTTGGGTAAGTTTTTCTAATATAGTTCAAAGATATTTAGAGGCGAAAAAGTCCAAAGAGACAATGAAGGTCTTTATAAATACTTCTCTTGGTTTGCCTTATGAAGAAGAGGGGGAGCAAATAGAAGAGAACAAGCTTTTTGCAAAAAGGGAAGTATATGACATAGTTCCTGCTGGTGCGGGAGTGCTTACATGTGCGGTAGATGTTCAAGAGGATAGACTTGAATGCCTTGTCGTCGGATGGGGTAAAGATGAGGAGGCTTGGCATATTGAACATAAAATTCTTTTTGGAAACACAGCGACAGAAGAAGTATGGCAACAGCTTGATGCATATCTTCAAAAGACCTTTATGCATGAGACTGGGGCTTTATTAAAGATAGCTATATGCGTTATAGATGCAGGCTATATGACTAAAAAGGTTTATGATTTTGTAAAACCTCGTCAGACAAGAAGGGTATATGCGATAAAGGGTTCTCAAACAGCAGGTGCTCCTATCGTAGGGCGACCGAGAACTGTAGGCAAACAGAAAGTCAAGCTTTTTATGATAGGGACGACGACTGCAAAAGATATAATTTTTTCAAGACTTAAACTTGAGAAGCCAGGACCTGGCTATATGCATTTTAATATGCAGTGCGATGAAGAATATTTTTTGCAACTTACAGCAGAAAAGGCAGTATACAGATTGATAAGGGGGTTTGCTGTAAAGGAATATATCAAAGTTAGACCGAGGAATGAAATCCTTGACTTATGGGTATATTCTTTAGCTGCATATGTCATATTAAACCCGAATATGGATAAAATTCTAAACGAATTGGCTCAAAATCAATCAAAAATGGTTCAAAATCGAGCCGAATTGGCTCTAAATCAACCCGAAACGGCTCAAAATCAATTAAAAACGGTTGGAAATGAGCAAAAACCAATAAATAATCCCAATTTTAGGCGTTGTAGAACTATATCATGGGTGAGAGATTGGTAATTTATTAAAGTTAGCTTTTATCTTTAAAATTTTTTATGTTTCAATAGGTTTGTATTTTTAGAACAGCCTCAATTTATCTTGACAACTCTTCAAAATATGGTATAAGACATTTTTAATGGCAAATATTTTAACAGTAGAGCCGATAAAGTTTAGAGCAGGTGATACAGTTAAATGGAAAAAGGCATTTAATGATTATCCATCTTCTGAGTGGACTTTAGAATACATTATTTATAATCGCAATAATTACTACACGATAACCGCAACAGCTCAGCCTGACAATTCATTTTTAATAGAAATCACATCAGTCCAATCTGCGACTTTTGCAGAAGGCGAATATAAATGGATAGCAAGAGTAAAAAAAGGCGGAGAAGTATATACTGTAGGTTCAGGAACTTTATCCATCCTTCCGAATATCACATCTGCAATAGATGACAGAAGTCATGTAAAAAAAGTTTTGGATGCATTAGAAAGAGCATTGGAAGGGAGAGCGGAAAGAACAGATTTAGAATATTATATAGGGGATAAGAGGATTAGACATATGACACATGAGGAACTTTACATGGCGTGGAGACGGTATAAAATGTTATATGAACAAGAGCTACAAGCAGAAAAGTTAGGGATAGGACGCAATGTAAAAGTGAGGTTTGTCTAATTGAAAATATTCGGATATGAAATAAGCATAAGAAAGGAAAAGCCTGTTAAAAGGCAATATCAAGGAGCAAAAATTTCTCGTTTTACAGCTGATTGGCTTACTCCAAATCTCACGGCAGACGAAATTCTTAGGTGGTCTCTTCCTACTCTTCGAGAGAGAAGCAGAGATTTTGAACGAAACAACGATTATATGAAGAATTTTCTTAGAAAGCTTGAAGCAAATGTAATAGGTGCAAAAGGCATAGTTCTTCAGAGTAAAGCGAAGTTTAAAAATGGAGAGTTGGACATAAAAACAAATTCTTTAATTGAGGCTGAATGGGAAAAGTGGGGGAAAAGATATGCTTCGGTTTGCGAAACACTTACTTTCAGAGACATTTGTAAGCTTGCTCTTAGAACAGTTGCAAGAGATGGCGAAGTCTTGATTAGAGTGCTAAGAGGGTTTGATAATCCATTTGCTTTAAGTCTTCAAGTTTTAGAAGCTGATTATCTTGATGAGAGGCTTAACCAAGAACTACCAAACGGCAACAGGATCATAATGGGTGTAGAAAAAAATAAATGGGGTAAACCTGTAGCATATTGGCTTTTCGAAAAACATCCAGGGGATAGGCAAGTTGCTGGTAATCGTCACATAAGAATTCCTGCAGAAGAAATAATTCATTTATATGTCAAAGAGAGACCTACTCAAACACGAGGGATCCCTTGGATAGCATCAGCTATCTTAAAATTGCGAATGCTTGGAGCATATGAAGAAGCAGAAGTTATAGCTGCAAGAGTAGCATCTGCTAAAATGGGTTTCTTTATAGAATCTCTTGAAGGTGTTCAATATACAGGAGCAGTTGATGAGCAAGGGAATATAATTTCAGAAGTAGAGCCAGGAGTATTAGAAAAGCTTCCACCTGGTGTAGACTTTAAACCATTTGACCCAGGTAGTCCATCTGCAGAATTCAGCGATTTTGTAAAAGCTATGCTAAGAGGGATTAGTGCTGGATTAGGATGTAACTATAATACTCTTTGCAATGATTTAGAAAGTGTAAACTATAGCTCTCTTCGAGCTGGAGCTCTTGAAGAAAGAGAATACTGGATGGACATTCAAAGCTGGTTTATTGATGCATTTCTTGAAAAGCTATATCCTATTTGGCTTCAAATGGCAGTTTTAGCAGGAAGGATAAAGGTTCCCTATGCAGAAATAGATCGCTATATAGCTCCAGAATGGCAGCCAAGACGATGGGACTGGGTTGATCCGTTGAAAGATGTTCAAGCAAAGATAATAGAGCTTAAAAACGGGCTTACAACGAGAACTCGAATATGTGCAGAGCAGGGAATAGATTTTGAAGACATCCTTGAAGAAATAAAAAGAGAAAAACAGCTCATGGAGAAATATGGAGTTACAATACAAGACATAGACAAAGATATAGCATTAATAACTGAAGAAGAATAATAAAAGGAGGGGAAAAGGTGGCAATAAAAGTAAATAATAAAGGAGTAAGTCACGCAAAAAGTTTAATTAAGGAAGGAAAAGTAGATAAAACAAGCGATTGGAGTTTTGATGCTGAAGATGGAAACAAAATTTTAGGAGATGGCAATTGGAATGAATATGCAAAATGGTTTCTTGCTATTGATACAGAAGCAAACGAAGAAACGAAGGCAAGATATAAATTCCCATATGGGAAGAATGGAAAAGTGTATCGGCGAGGAGTTATAGCAGCTAAGCAAAGAGCAGCACAGCAAGGCTATGACAATATAGTGCAAGTTGCGGATGAGCTTCTTCAAATGATTGATAAAGAAGAAAAAACATTCAAGCTACCTGTTCAGACGAGAACTTATCAAATAAGGCAATCTGATATAGATAGAGAAAGAAGAACAGTTGCTTTATCCTTTAGCTCAGAAGAACCAGTTGAACGCTGGTATGGGATGGAAATTCTTGACCATTCGGAGGGGGCAGTTGACTTAAGTCGGCTAAAGAAGATTGGAGCATTGCTAATTAATCATGACCCAAGAGACCAAGTCGGGGTCATTGAGGATGTATACCTTGACCAGGCTGACCGAAAGGGACGGGCGATAGTCCGTTTCGGACGGAGTGCCAAAGCGGAGGAAGTATTCCAGGATGTCCTCGACGGTATAAGAAAGAATGTCTCTGTGGGTTATTTAGTTAAGGAGATGAAATTTGAAAAGCATGAAAATGGCAAGGATTATTATCGTGTGACGAGATGGGTTCCTATCGAAATATCGCTGGTTAGCATTCCAGCTGATGCTACTGTAGGGATTGGTAGAAACTTAGAAACAGAGGTAAGGGTAATCAAAGAGGAAGCTCTAAATTTGGTAGAAAAAGAAAAGCAAGAAGAAACAAGACAGGATAACAAAAGTTTCAATTCCTTATAGGTAGGCTCAAAACCTGACGAAAACGGCAAAATAGTTATAAAGATTTTTAAGTTTCAATTCCTTATAGGTAGGC